TAGATTGGTTAGCTGATTTTGATAGTGATGTTTTGGACATCTTTTACTATTGATTTGTAAACATCTTCAGCTAAGATCTTATTAGCTTTCTTACTGAATGCTACAAGCTGTTCTCTTAGCTTCACCATATCGTCACTTACTTGTAACGCTTCCTGTTCATCTTCAGGTAGCATGGCGCGTTCGGCTTTCTTTACCGCATCACCTAATCGCTTTATCCATGTTGACGATTGCTGAATAAGCGTACGGCGGCGTTTGTGTCTTTTTGTTGGGAGTGTATCTTCAGCTTCCTTATCGCTAAGCTGAAAGTCTAACGCTTCCTGTTCATCGGTGATTCTACCTAGTGCATAGGCTATGCGGTGTTCATCATACCATTTAACAGTGGCAGTACCTTTAGGCTTTTTATCGCCTTTCTTATCGGTGCGCGGCGTGTAAAAATGGGTATGAGGTATATCCTTTGCCGCGAATGCCGCCGCGATAGCATCGGTGTTCACCTTACTATCAGCTAGTGCCTGCTGAGCTGATTCTACTTTATTATAAGATGATGCGAATGCCGCCGTCATCGCTAGGGTATCGCCTGATTTGATTACTGCTTTTATTTCTTTTGATAGGTTTAAAGTTTTCATAATAGTTATTTCCTTTAGTATGTGTAACAGTGTTACACGTTAGACCAAGCGCGGGATTGCGTCTTGATAGTGCCCATATTACCACCATTAGCCACGATTACCAGTCTTTTATCAGGCATTGGTGGGGTACCCCGTATTTTACTATTTAGGAGTCACATATCTTATATATTACTAATCTGAGTGAATAAATCGCTATTTTTTGAAAACCCCCCCACCTTGTTTAAAAAAGGCTAGGCAAAAAATTTTTTGTGTGTTACTTTTGAAAACTGATCCAAATATGAATAGGTGACGTATGGGGCAACTTTTGGTAGAGGGAGAGACGAGTCACGTTGGGCGTGTCGGAGAGTTCTTTGCTATATATAAGTTAGAGAAGTATGGTATAGAGTGCCACCATGTAGACCGATCCGGCATAGACTTGTGGTGCCAATCGTTGGACAATTCGTTATTCACAGTGCAAGTTAAAGCATCAAACATCTGCCATTTCAATCAAACCAACAATAGACCAACCTTTTCAGGGTATTCTTATAATCTGCGTTCGCAGCATGTGGCTGATTTCTATGTATTCATAGCATTAGATATAGAACGCATAGTAGTAAAACCTGTTGCAGAGTTAGAAGGAAAAACCCAGCTACGGTTAACCGCCTCGGATTTTACAAGGGAAGAAGAGTTAGAAGGTATGAGTCTACTTAGATCCTTTAAAAGGGAAGATCATCTTCAAAAAATGCAAACAAGTCCAATAGATACAACAACGCAGGCGGATGATAAAAACACGAGTTCGGTCAAGAGAGTTCTCCAGTAAGTAGTAAGTTAGGGAAGGCGGCATTATATACATATTGTGGTATACATTCTAATGTATATTATTTATATTTTGCATGATTTTTGGTAATGACTTGTACTTTTTATAACTTTTTGGTATATATACACCTACGGTTAATAACCTGCGACTAAAATATGACGATGAAGCTCGAGCCAGAGACTGGCGTTCCTATGTATGACGACGATCCTACGGTAGATTTATCTACGCGTGCGCGTGCTGCTACGGTAACGGCAAAAGAATTAGAAAAAGAAGGCTTAGATTTGACTCCGACCGCTGAAGATGAGGCTGTTGCGAGTATGTTGACTATGTCATACGCAGAAGATCCCGATAAAACATCTAAAAAAGCTACTAAAGCGCGTATTGCGGAGCTGACACCGGCATCTTTGGTGCTTACAAACAACATTTTGAGTGAATTTGGTCGTTCTGTGGTCGAATCTGCTACCTCAGTGCGACATTTGATAACAAATAAGTTGATTTTAGAGACAGAAAACCCTGATGCTAAGGTAAGACTACGTGCATTGGAGTTATTGGGTAAGATTTCTGATGTAGGATTGTTCGCTGAGAAGTCAGAAGTGACAGTTACACATCAATCAACAGATGATTTGAAGAAAAACCTACGCAAAAAACTAGAAAAACTCGTAAATCCGCCTGAAGTTGATGGCGACGAAGTCGTAATCGACGCGGAGACGGTAGATGAGTGATTTCACACCAGAAGAAATCCAACAAATGTTGGATAATCTCGATAATTTTACCGAAACAGAGGTAACAGAGATTAATAAAATGGTGGATGAGCTGGCAACTAGGCGTAAAAACAAAGCAGCGCATGATGATTTGATAGAATTTTGCAAAAGAATGCAACCAGATTACATTGTAGGTAAACATCATCGCATTCTGGCTGATATGTTAATGGGTTTAGAGGATGGAAGTAAGGATCGGGCATGTGTAAACATACCTCCTAGACACGGAAAGTCACAATTAGTGTCAATTTTCTTCCCAGCATGGTTTTTAGGGCGAAATCCAGACAAAAAAGTGATGATGGTGTCGCATACAACCGATTTAGCGGTAGATTTTGGTCGAAAAGTGCGTAATTTGCTTGGTTTACAGGACTATAAGGACATATTTCCTACTGTACAACTAGCTACGGATTCTAAGTCTGCAGGGCGTTGGAACACCAATATGGGCGGTGAATACTACGCATGTGGTGTAGGCTCGGCACTAGCTGGTCGTGGTGCGCACTTGTTATTAGTAGATGACCCACATTCTGAGCAAGATGTTATTAATGGTAACTTTAGTGTGTTTGAAAAAGCGTACGAATGGTTCACATTTGGTGCTCGTACACGTTTGATGCCCGGTGGTAGGGTAGCAATTATTCAGACTAGGTGGCACATGGATGATCTGACTGGGCGTGTAGTTAAGGATATGTCACAAAATGACAAGTCTGACCAGTATGAGGTTGTAGAGTTTCCAGCAATACTCGAAACCGAAGATGAAGATGGCGAGCTTATAGAAAAACCGTTATGGCCTGAGTTTTTTGATATAGACGCACTAGAACGTACAAAAGCGTCAATGCCGTTGTTCCAATGGAATGCACAGTATCAACAACAACCAACAGCAGAAGAAGCGGCTATTGTAAAAAGAGAGTGGTGGCAGATATGGGAGAAGGAAGATCCTCCTATGTGTGAGTATATTATTATGTCACTTGACTCCGCAGCAGAAAAACATAATAGAGCTGACTTCACTGCGCTAACGACTTGGGGTGTATTTTATAATGAAGAGACAAATGCACATAACATCATACTATTGAATAGTATAAAAGAGCGTTTAGAGTTTCCTGAGTTAAAAGAGTTAGCTATGGAACAGTATAGTATGTGGGATCCAGACGCATTTATTGTGGAGAAAAAGAGCTCAGGTGTTGCTTTATATCAAGAAATGCGCAGAATGGGACTTGTTATACAAGAATATACCCCTCATAGGGGATCTGGTGATAAACTAGCAAGACTAAATTCTGTATCTGATATTATTGCATCTGAACTTGTTTGGGTACCACAGACGCGATGGGCAGAAGAAGTTATAGAAGAAATAGCGGGATTCCCATTTATGAGTAACGATGACTTGGTGGATTCTACAATTATGGCGCTTATGCGGTTTAGGCAGGGCGGATTTATACGGCTACCTTCAGATGAGCCAGAAGAAACTAAATACTTCAACAGAAGAAGTGTCGGATATTATTAGAGGTTAAGAGATGGCTATTGAGAAAAGTTTGCAGACTGAGGCTCCTGAAGGTGAGAACCTAACAGGTGAAGAGTTAGAGATTGAGATTATAGATCCAGAAGCGGTTATTTTGGATGACGGCAGTGCAGAAGTAATTCTTATTCCGGGTATGGATGAAGAAGAATCAGAGTTTGATGCTAATCTAGTAGATGATCTGGATGAGCGTGAAAAGAATATATTAGTTGATGACTTATTGGGTTTAGTAGAATCCGACATACAGAGCCGAAAGGACTGGGCTGATACTTACGTAAAAGGATTAGACATCCTCGGATTTAAGTATGAAGAGCGTACCGCACCGTGGGAAGGAGCTTGCGGGGTACACTCTACTGTATTGGCAGAAGCAGCTATTAGATTCCAAGCAGAAGCTATGTCAGAGACATTCCCTGCACAAGGCCCTGTAAAGATAAAAATCTTAGGTAGCGAGACTAAAGAGAAAGAAGAAGCAGGTGAACGTGTACGTGTAGACATGAATTACCAGCTTACTGACAACATGGTTGAGTATCGTCCTGAGCATGAGCGTCTACTATATAGTCTAGGGCTTGCAGGATCGGCGTTTAAGAAGGTTTATTTTGATCCTAACATGGGTAGACAGTGCGCTATCTTTGTGCCTGCAGAAGACGTTATAGTGCCTTATGGAGCGTCTAATATAGAGTCAGCAGAACGTGTTACCCATGTAATGCGTAAGACTAAGAATGAAGTGCGTAGACTGCAAGCTAATGGCTTCTACGATGACGTGGATATGGAAGATCCAGCACCTTACCATACAGACATTGAAGAGCGTAAAGCTGAAGAAGGTGGTTATCAATTAACCAGTGATGATCGTTATACCTTATATGAGATTCACGCTCACCTAAACATAGATGGTATTGATGATGAGGAAGATCTAGCTAAACCATACGTAGTTACTATCGAACGTAGCACAGGTGAATTGCTGTCTATTAGACGTAATTACGATGAAGATGATGAGCTAGAAATGAAGCGTCAACACTTCGTACATTACTCTTATGTGCCCGGATTTGGCTTTTACGGCCTTGGACTGATACATATAATAGGTGGGTACGCTAAAGCAGGAACGTCGATCATACGGCAATTGGTGGACGCTGGTACGCTATCTAACCTTCCGGGTGGTCTAAAATCACGTGGTTTACGCATTAAAGGTGATGATGAGCCTATCGAGCCGGGTGAGTTTAAAGATGTAGATGTACCATCAGGTAGCATACGTGACAACATTATGCCGCTACCATATAAAGAACCTAGCCAAACTCTACTAGCGTTACTTAATCAGATTACTACAGAAGGTCGTAGACTAGGCGCTATTGCTGATATGGATGTTTCTGATATGTCTGCGAACGCACCAGTTGGTACTACCCTAGCTTTATTAGAACGTGCA